GCTCAGCGGGCGCTGATGGATATTAGCCAACGAACCGGAACCGCCTTCTCTGATAATGCGAGTCTTTTTGCGCGTTCCGCCGCATCAATGCGTGAATACGGATACAGTTCGCAGCAAGTTCTGGATGTAACCGAGGCCATTTCTACTGGACTAAAGCTATCCGGCGCCAGCACGGCAGAGGCAAGTTCTGTTATCACCCAGTTTAGTCAGGCATTAGCTCAGGGCGTTCTGCGGGGCGAGGAATTCAACTCTGTTAACGAAAACGGTGATCGAGTTATCCGTGCGCTGGCCGCTGGGATGGGTGTAGCTCCTAAAGATCTGAAGGCAATGGCCGATCAGGGGATGCTAACCGCAGATAAAGTTGTCCCGGCCATGATAAGTCAACTTGGCACTATGCGTGGTGAATTTGAGGCAATGCCGCAGACCGTTTCTGCTGCCACGACGAAAGTCGAAAATGCTTTCATGGCATGGGTAGGTGGAGCTAATGAAGCTACTGGTGCGACAAGTGCTCTTGTTGCTGTATTGAATACAGTTTCTGACAATATCGACACTGTGGCTACGGCTGCCGGAGCTTTGGCTGCAATAGGTGGAGCTCGCTATCTTGGAGGGATGTTTGGCGATCTTGGGAACCAAACGGCGCAATTAATAGATGCCAGAAAGAACGAAATTGCGCTCGCATCTGCAAGGGCTGAATCTGCTACCCAATCACAACGAAAGGCGGCAGCAGATGCGATTGCTGCCGAGCGTGCTTATCAGCTCTCGCTATCCGAGTTGGAACTTGCAAAAAACACAAATGCAGAAGCGACAGCTACACAAAATTCTATTGCCAAACGGCGTGAAATGATAGCCGCCAATGCCACTCTCGTTCAGTCAAATAAAGCAGTATCAGCGTCGCAAGAAGCACTCAACCGATCAACATCGGTAATGAATTTATTCAAGTCTGGCGCTACGGGGCTTTTGTCGTTAGTTGGTGGTTTGCCAGGAATTTTAATGTTGGGTGCTGGGGCGTGGTACACGATGTATCAACGCCAAGAACAAGCCAGGGAATCTGCAATCCAATATGCGGACACAATCGAGCAGGTACGAGATAATCTGAAATCAATGTCTCAGACGCAGATATCCGCCAACCTTGGACAGGCGAATATTTCACTGGATGCTCAAAATAGTGCGATTGAACAGCAGAAGCAGAAAGTTGCTGAATTATCCAATCAACTTTATAACGCAAAATTAGCAGCCAATTCTGCTTCAGATGGAACATGGCTGTATAACGATGCGGTTGAGAAATCAGCAGAGTTTGCTTCAGAACTTGCGGTTGAAGAAGGCCGACTTGAGCAAATGCTCAATAAAAGAAAGCAAACACAACAGTTAATAAACGACATAACTGATCAGGCTATAAATAAAACAGTAGAAATGGCTGGCGCCGTAAGTTCTCTTACAGAGATGTATGACCGTCTGAACAAGGTTTCCAGACAGTCTACAGCAGTGTCCCCACCAAAATATGCAGGGCCTGTACTTCCTGCACTTGATAATAAGCAGCAGCAAGCTATAGACAAGGCGCAGCGACAGCTTGAGTTGTCCGGTCTTAAGGGATTGGACAAAACCCGCAAGCAGGCGGAATTCGATGCATCTGACCTTAATCTCCCTGCTGGTTGGCGTGAGAAGTATGTCAGCATGGAAGTTGAGTCAGCCAGGCAGTTGCAAGCTATTCGTGACTCAAGCCGCCATAAGGGCGGGAAATCCGAGGCGGAAAAAACAGCTGATGCCTATGACAAGCTGATCAAACAGCAAAAAGAGCAGATTGCCCTGCAAGGCCAGAATACTGAACTGGCGAAGGTTAAATACCAGGTTAGTCAGGGCGAACTTGCTTCTCTGACGGAAGCCCAGAAAAAGACGGTATTGCAGAATGCTGCGCTGATTGACCAGGTTAAATTACGTGAGCAACTGCGAAATTACGAAGCCAACCTTGCCGACAGTAACGCCAGCGCCCGCGCAGCCAATGAAGCGCAACTGCTGGGATACGGGCAGGGAACCAGGTTCCGTGAAAGACTTCAGGAGCAGTTCAATCTTCGTAAGGAGTTTGAGCAAAAGAATACCGATCTTCTCCGCCAGCGTCAGGCTGGTGAAATCGACGAGACGTTCTATCAGCAGGGGCTGGCACTTAATAAGCGCTATCTCGAGGAGCGTCTGCGCGACCAGGAGGGATATTACGCAGCTTCTGATGCGCAGCGTGACGACTGGATGACGGGACTGTCTGAGGGTTATGCGAACTGGGTGGACGAAGCTACTGATTATTCTTCCATGGCCGCTGACGGCATGAAGCAGGCTATGGGGGGCGCCGTCACCACGATCACCGACATGCTCAATGGCAACGTTGACAGCTGGAAGGACTGGGGCGTCAGCGTACTGAAGATTATCCAGAACGTTCTGGTGAACATGGCTGTTGCTAACGGCGTCAGCTCAATTGGGTCGCTGTTCAGTTTTGGCGCCTCATCAGCCGCTACCGCCAGCAGCGGTACCGCTATTCAGAATGCTGGGGCGAACTTCACCTTTAATGCGAAGGGTAATGTTTACGACTCTCCGTCCCTGAGCGCTTTCAGCAATGGCGTTTTCCAGACGCCTCAGCTGTTTGCTTTTGCCAAAGGCGCAGGGGTTTTTGCCGAGGCAGGACCGGAAGCCATTATGCCACTCACGCGGGCAGCTGACGGTTCGCTTGGCGTTAGGGCAGTTGGTACTCCGCAGGTCTCTGGCGGCGTGCCTTCAGTTAACTTCGGCGATATCAATATTCAGGGCGGATCTCCACAGGCGTCCAGTCAGGGTACTGCCGGAGCAGCAGGCTGGCAGCTTAAGGATGCCATCACTGGCGTCATTAACGAACAGGCCAGCATGCCTGGATCGCCTCTGTGGCGTTTAATCAAGGGGGTTTAACCATGGCAGTCGAAACCTTCAGCTGGTGCCCAAAGGTTGCCTCTCAGGTTGATACAAATTTTCGTACCCGAAAGGCACAGTTTGGCGATGGCTATGCGCAGGTGGCCGGAGACGGTATCAACCCGGTAACACCTCAGTGGAGCGTGAGCTTTACCGGTGACGAGGCTTACATTCAGGCCATTAAAAACTTTCTCAACAGACATGCCGGGTGGAAGTCATTTATCTGGAAGCCGCCGCTTGAGCCTTCAGGTTTATGGCGCGCGGAATCCTTCCAGATATCTACCCACGGCAACAAAAAATACACCCTCAGCAGCACATTCATACAGGCATACCATCCATGAGTATTTCATCTGATGTCCAGAAACTGGAACCGGGTAAACGCGTCCGCCTGATCGAGGTGGATGGCTCAGCGTTCGGTGCGGGTATTCTTCGCTTTCACAACGAGACAATCCCGCATACCGAGGCGGAAATCATCGCCGCAGGCGGCGACGAGTCAAAACTTGAGCCGAAGTCGGTGTGGTGGCAGGGGCAGGAGTATGGCGCGTGGCCGTATGAACTGACCGGCATATCTGTCAGCAGTGACGGGCAGAGTTCACGGCCGTCTCTCACCGTGGCAAACATCAGCGGCACGATTGGCGCGCTGTGCCGAAGATTTCAGGGGATGGCTAAAGCAAAGGTGATCATCCATGACACCTTTGCACACTACCTGGACGCAAGAAATTTTCCTGGCGGGAACCCGACTGCGAATCCCAACGAGGAGCGCAAACAGGTTTATTACATTGACCGTAAATCAGGGTCAGACGATGAAACTGTAGAATTTGAGCTTTCCAGTCCAGCCGATCTGCGCGGGCAACTCATTCCGACCCGGCAAATTCAGCCAATGTGCACGTGGTGCATGCGTGGCTGGTACAAAACCGGGAACGGCTGCACCTACGCCGGGCAAAACGGCTGGTTCGATAAAGACGGCAATCGGGTGGACGATCCTTCACAGGATGTTTGCTCCGGATTGCTGTCAACGGGCTGTAAACCTCGCTTCGGAGAGAATGAACAGCTGGATTATGGCGGGTTCCCCGGCGCTTCACTTCTGAGAGGATAATCATGCGCGACAAAACAGTTAGCGCCATTCTGGCGCATGCCGCCGCATCCTTCCCCGAGGAGTGCTGTGGCGTGGTTATTCAGAAGGGGCGGGTGGAGAAATACATCCCCTGCAAAAATAATGCTGAGTCGCCGACTGAGCAATTTGAACTCAATCCTGAGGATTATGCGGCCGCCGAAGAGCAGGGAACTGTGGTGGCGATCGTCCACAGTCACCCCGGCGACGGGGCAACAACCCAGCCGAGTGAACTCGACATGCTGATGTGTGATGCCACGGAACTGCCCTGGATTATTGCATCGTGGCCTGAGGGCGACATTCGCACCGTCATGCCTCGCGGAGACCGTCCCCTCACAGGGCGCCAGTTTGTACTCGGGCATGCAGACTGCTGGTCTCTCATTATGGACTATTTCCGCATCGAACACGGCATTGAACTGCCCAACTACAGCGTAGATCGGCACTGGTGGGAGCAGGGTGAAAACCTCTATATGGACAACTGGCAGGAATGCGGTTTCCGTGAGTACGACGGTCCAGCTCAGCCCGGTGACATGGTTATCATGCAGGTACAGTCCACCGTCCCGAACCATGCCGGGATTTTGCTTGATGGCAACATGCTACTGCATCACATGTATGGCCAGCTAAGCCAGCGTATTCCCTACGGTGGTTATTACCGTGACCGTACCATCAAAATTCTGCGTTATAAGGATTTGATGTAATGGAAAGAAAAACCGTTATCAAACTCAGCGGTTCAATGGCTCAGCGATTTGGCAGGACCCACCGCCGCGCGTTAACGTCTGCCAGTGAGGTATTCAGGGCGCTATCTAACACAATTGATGGATTTGATGCCTACCTGCGTGAGACCAGAGCGAAGGGGCTGGACTTTGTCATCTTCCGAAACCAAATAAACATAGGAAAGGAAGAGTTTGATCTTCTTGGACCTGGCGATGAACTTCGCATTATCCCTGTAATACGCGGCAGTAAAAGGGCGGGCCTCTTTCAAATTGTTACTGCCGCCGCAATTGCGGCTTTTACCTGGTGGAACCCAATAGGATGGGCAGCAGGTACACAAATGGCGCTATATGCCGCAGCTGGTTCTATGGCTGTGGGTGGTGTAGTGCAAATGCTTTCCCCTCAGGTTGCTGGTCTGAGGATGCGACAGGACCCAGATAATAAGCCTTCCTATGCGTTTGGCGGACCCGTCAATACTACGGCATCCGGTAACCCCGTTCCTTTGCTTTACGGACAGAGGGAAATAGGCGGTGCGATTATCTCAGCCGGGATTTATGCAGAAGATCAGCAATAAACCAAACTACCCATTTCAAGCCACCTGACGGTGGCTTCTTTTATGGACGCGATATGACGACGACGATCATCAAAGGCCGCGGTAAAGGTGGCAGCAATCAGACCCGAACACCCGTTGAAGCACCGGACAGCATTCAGTCCATTGCAAGGGCAAAGGTGCTGATTGCGCTTGGAGAGGGTGAGTTCGCTGGCGGGCTTGATGGTAAAAACATTTTTCTTGGTGACTCATCTTCGTACACGCCTCTTCAGAACGCCGACGGAAGTTATAACTTCAATAATGTGAAATATGAGTTCCGTTCCGGTACTCAGGACCAGGACTACATTCAGGGCTTCCCCGGCATTGAAAACGAACTTCAGGTTTCATACGAGCTGAAACAGGCTGTGCCGTACGTGCGCGCGGTATCCAACACGCAGCTCTCTGCGCTGCGAATTCGCCTGGGATGGCCAACTCTCTTGCTCCAGAAAAACAACGGCGACAAAGTCGGCACCCGCGTCGAGTATGCTATCGATCTGTCGGTAGATGGCGGGCCGTATGAAACGGTGGTTAACGGTGCTGTCGATGACAAAACCACGTCGCTTTATGAGCGCAGTCACCGCGTTAACCTTCCAAAATCCTCGACTGGCTGGCAGTTACGGGTTCGCAGAATCACGCCGGATTCCACGAGCGTGAATATCGTGGACACCATGCGCGTTGTAGCTGTAACTGAAATTATTGACGCCAAACTTCGCTACGTTAACACAGCGCTGCTGTATGTAGAGTTTGACGCAAAGCAGTTCCCTAATGGCATTCCTCAGGTTGTGTGCAATCCGAAGGGGAGAATCATCCGTGTACCTGATACCTACGATCCTGAAACCCGCACTTACTCTGGTACATGGGAAGGTGTGTTTAAATGGGCATGGACGGATAACCCAGCCTGGATTTATTACGACATCATTCTGAACGAGCGTTTCGGGCTGGGGCAAAGAATCGATGCGACTCAGATAGACAAGTGGGAACTTTATCGCATCGCCCAGTATTGCGATCAGCTGGTACCAGACGGCAAGGGCGGCAGCGGGACGGAGCCGCGTTTTCGTTGCAACGTTTATATCCAGGACCGTAATGACGCCTGGACCGTACTTCGTGATCTGGCGGGTATATTTCGCGGCATGACGTACTGGGGTGACAATAAGATGTATGTCCTGGCTGATATGCCCCGCGATGTGTGGCATATCTATAACCACGCCAGCGTAGTTGAGGGTAAATTTACCTTTGCGGACCCGAGTGAAACCACCCGAAACACTGCCGCGCTGGTGAACTGGTCAGACCCTGCCAACCACTACAAAGATACGCCTGAGCCTGTTTACGATAGCGATCTGGCCATGCGCTTCGATTATCGTCAGCTCGAAATGACTGCGATCGGCTGCACCAGGCAGTCAGAGGCAAACCGGCGGGGGCGCTGGGCGCTGCTTACCAACGGTATCGGCGAGGTGGTGACCTTCAGCACAGGCATGGACGTCCCCCCTGTTGGTGAGGTGATCGGCGTGGCTGCTAACGAGCTGGCCGGAAGAACTATCGGCGGCAGGGTGAGTGCGGTTAACGGCCGCAACATAACCCTCGATCGCGCTGCTGATGTGAAAGCCGGTAACAGGCTGTTTTTGAATCTTCCGTCAGGCACAGCTCAGGCCAGAACCGTCCAGGCCGTTAACGGAAACACAGTCACTGTCACCACACCATACAGCGAAACGCCGGAGGCTGAATGTAACTGGGGTGTGGACTCTGACGATCTGTTTATAGCGCTTTTCCGTGTTACGGGAACGCGGGACAACAACGACGGTACTTTCGAGGTCACCGGGACGACTTACAACCCTGATATCTATTCCGCTGTTGATACCGGCGCAAGACTGGACGAGCGGCCAGTCAGTGTCATTCCGCCAGGGGTTCAGGCTCCCCCAGGAAATATCGTCGTAGACAGTTACTCTACGGTTAACCAGAACATTGCGATTACCACCATGCGCGTTGCCTGGGATGCTGTTCAGGGTGCAGTTGCGTACGAGGCGGAATGGCGGCGTGACAGCGGCAACTGGATTAGTGTGCCACGAACGTCTTCTCTCGGCTTTGAAGTGCAGGGTATCTACTCGGGTCGCTATCTGGTCCGCGTCAGGGCGGTGAACGCCAGCGACGTTTCATCAGTGTGGGCGACATCACCAGAAGTAAATCTTACGGGTAAAGTGGGCAATCCACCGAAGCCGGTTGGCTTCATCGCTTCTGAAAATGTGGATTTCGGCATCGAGCTGAACTGGGGATTCCCGGCGAATACCGACGACACGCTGAAGACGGAAATTCAGTACAGCCTGACCGGTAGCGAAGATGATGCAATGCTGCTGGCCGATGTGCCTTATCCGCAGCGCAAATATCAGCAGATGGGCCTCAAGGCTGGGCAGATTTTCTGGTACCGCGCTCAGCTGGTGGACCGCAGCGGCAACGAATCAGGGTACACAGAATGGGTGCGAGGACAGGCCAGCATCGATGTTTCCGACATCACAGATGTGATCCTGGAGGACATGAAAGGCTCCGATACGTTCAAAGACCTGATCGAGAACGCTGTGGACAGCAATGAAAAAATTGCTGGCATGGCTAACGATATCAAACAGGCCAACGACGAACTGGAGCAGCAAGCGAAAGACATCCTGGAGAACGCTGACGGGCTGGCTCAGGCCGAAGTGAAGATCGACGAGATTTCTGTGTCGATGGACGGCATGACGGGAGGAGTGAAGAACTCGGCAATCGCGATTATTCAGAATGGGCTGGCGCAGGTGGTAAGCCGTCGCTCGCAGACCGCCACGAACGCCGGGAACAGTGCCAGTATAGACAGAGTGGATACTACGATTGCCGATACCAGCCAGGCGGTCGCACGCGCGCTGGTCACACTGGATGCAGAAGCTGGTGGCAATATCTCTAACTCAACGGACCTGACAGAAACTCTTGCTGATTTCACCCAGGCTTCGGCAACAAAAATCAACACTCTGACTGTTAAATCAGGCGAAAACAGTGCAGCGATAAACGTCAACGCACAGGCTATAGCAGATGTAAACGGTAACCTCAGCGCGATGTATAACATCAAGGTGGGGGTGTCCAGTAACGGGCAGTATTACGCTGCCGGGATGGGTATTGGGGTTCAAAATACACCCTCCGGCATGCAGTCACAGGTAATCTTCCTGGCAGACCGTTTCGCCGTGACTACTATGGTCGGCGGGACTGTAACACTGCCGTTCGTTATCCAGAATGGCCAGGCCATTATCAGGGATACAGTCATTGGCGACGGGACCATAAGCAATGCAAAAATTGGCAATTACATCCAGTCGAACAATTATGTTGCCGGCTCTGTTGGCTGGAAACTGGATAAGTCCGGGACGTTTGAGAACTACGGTTCGACAGCTGGGGAGGGAGCCATGAAGCAGACCAACCAGACAATCAGCGTCAAGGATGGCAACAACGTTCTGAGAGTGCAGGTTGGCCGATTAACGGGGGTGTTCTGATATGGCTTATGGAATACAGACCTGGGATGCTTCGGGAAACCCCAACAACTACGGAATCAAGCCCGTTTCCGTTGTTGGACGTATACAACTTGCCGCCGGACAAAACTCCGGCAGCTGGTCTTTCACTGTACCCTCAGGAATGAAGGTCGGTTTTGCGCTCTCACTTGATGAAGGAGGTAACAGCGTAGGGAGGAGCATTGTCGCGTCAGGGAACACAATAACCGTAACCGCAGCCTCTTCTGTGGGCCTGGGTAATTACCCGGCCTCTAAATGTGAGGTGGTCGTTTTCATGGAGAAAGCATAATGGCCGAATTTGGCGCGATGATATTAATGGATAACGGGAATCCCTTTGTAACGCCACAATCAACGCCTTTCTGTCTTTACGGGAAGTATACCTTCAATTCATCCGCGAATGGCAGTTCTCAGCAGGTTGCTCAAAATATCGCTTTAAACGCTGATTACCCAGTGATGGTTTTTATCAAAACCACCAATACAGCACAGCCCACTCCGGTTATGTCTTACAGGAACGGCGGTAATGTGTATGTTGCTGGTGTTAATCCCTACAACCAAAGTTTCACTTTAACGGCGTACGTTTTTGCCATATTCCCGCAGATATTACCGAAATGGGGTTTGGCAATATGGGATGCGAGCGGAAAGCTTGTGTTAACTAATGAGTCCCGTGTGCTATCAGACCTGCAGACGGTTGGCACGCCTGGTGCAAACGGCGGGATAAATATTGACCAGACGCTGAGCGGGTCATGGGCCGTTGCACCTGCTCAGTTGGGTCAGACCATCATTGTGAATAATTCAACCCAGCCTCCGACTATCTACACGATAAATGCTTATTCTTCATGCAGGTTTGACGGGGCCAATACGAGGATAAACGCAGGGGGGACCTCCACTGGGGCAGGTTCACCTGGAGGGGGAACGAATACTGGCATTTCATTAACCGCCATAAATACAGCGGCCTATGATTGATTGATCGTTTTTAGCGATCAATAACATAATATTGATCTATCCAATCAATTATACCCACCAGAATTGTATTGGTATCGTCTAAGATACTGAATTCCTCTGGATACTATCAAAATGAGAAAACTGATTATCTGCATGGCAGGCGCTGTCATGCTTACAGGATGCGCTGGCGTAATTGAGAAACAGGAACCAGTTTGCAGCGGCACTGCAATCGTTGGCGGTCAGGAAACTACGGTTCAGATTTACGGTGTGCGTAAACAAAACAACCAGACGCAGTACCGGGCTGGATATCCTTTCAGCTGGCGCTGGGTAAGTGCGAATACATTTACCGAAACAACCTGCAAATAACCCACTACGCTTAAACATAAACCTCGCTCCGGCGGGGTTTTTTTATTGCCTGGAGAAAATATGCTTTATAACACCGGCACCATCGCCATTAATGGAAATACCGCCACCGGGACGGGCACAAACTGGACGGCACCGGCCAGCCAGATTCGCGTGAGCCAGACCATTATTGTGCTCTCTAACCCGGTCCAGATGTTTCAGATTACCGCTATCAACAGCGGCACATCGTTAACCGTTACCCCAGCTGCGTCACCGGCACTGAGCGGACAGAAGTACGGCATCCTCGTTACCGACAGCCTCTCCGTCGATGGCCTGGCGCAAAGTATGTCGCAGCTCATTAACGAGTATGACGAGAACATTGGAGCATGGGAGACGTTCGCCAGCACCTCAGCGAACCAGTTGGTCACTGTGACAATCAACGGCACC